CGATCAAAAGCTCCTCGTGAAGCAGCTCAACCTCGATCTGCCCGTCCAGCCGCGACCGCGGATCACCGCAGGAGGCCAAGTCGTCAAGGCCACCGCACAGGCGCCGGCTCCGGCAACGGATCAGTGCTTTCGGCACGATCGCCTGGAACCTCACCGGCGCCGCCGCGATCAAGGCGGCGGACCCGGCCCTCGTGCGCCCTGGTGTTCAAGTTTCGCGCCTGCCGTCTCCTTAATGACGGCGGAAATGAGGCTGAAGCGTACAAGGAATTTTCCCTGTTCAGGCACTTAAGAACACGGGAATACCTTTCCAGCAATGCGTGCCGATCGGACCCGATCCGCCTGCGCCGGGTATTGTCTGCTGCGGGCTTTGCGTTATCCTGCGCAGCAGGTGAGGTGTAATTCGATGTCCGCCAAAAAGGCTGCTGAAGCAAAACCCATCCTTGCTAGTGCGAGGGCGAGCGCGAAAAACTACGCGTCGCTGGCCTTCGGGCCTGATCGAATGTTGTCGTTGAACGAGACCGCCGTGTTGGCTGGGATCAGCAGGGACACTATTCGGCGCCGCTATAGCCACTTGATCCACCGTTTGTCTCCTCGCCGTGTCGGTGTTCGTCTGAAGGACGCGTTGTCGATTGGTGGCGAGCTTACTTGAACTGATCTTTTGCGGACCGACCCCGATGTCCTGCCGGGGCTGAGCATGGCGGGAATTTAAGAATGTCGAAAATTCACGAGCTGCGGGGAACGGGCCGGCCCTAGGAAGGCCGGCCCGCCCCTTCGCTGAAATGGATTGAAGCGCCGCGTCCTTAGCGCGGCCGACGCCCTATGGCTGAGCGATTCAAGAGGCGCCAACGCGCGCCTGTACGACATTTATGCGCCCCCGGCAAGCACCTCCTGCTTGCTTGCCTGTATCTGGCGTTTCAAGCGCCAGCTTTAGCGCGCCAGTGTTTCCGGTGCCTGCGCTCTCGGTGCCCTTTGGTCTTGGGCTGTCCTCGGCGTGCACTTCATATCGTCAATACGCGCCGAATTCCCGCGCGCCGAATTCCCCCTGCGCAGCAATCGTCGTCACCGCAAGGCTCGATCCTGCTCTCGATCCAGTACTCGATCCTGCTCTCGATCCTGCTGTGCTCACTCTCCGCACATGGGTCTCTGCACATGTCGTCGGGTACAGAAGCTTCAGCCGTCGTCTGCGATCCGCCGGTGCTTCCCGCTCCACAACCCATCCACAACCCATCCACAACCCGCTCCAACAACTCGCTCCAACAACCCGACGCTCCACAACCCGCTCCACAATCTACCAAACCTGCCAAACCCATAGAAACTTACCCACGGCTACTGATTGGTGCTGAAATGATCTCGCTCGCTGACGTTCGAACTACGACCGCCGTCTTGCCGCCTCGGATCATCGTGCACGGCAGGGAAGGGAGTGGCAAGACAACGCTCGCCGAAAAATTTCCCGGCCCAATTTTTCTGCAAACTGAAGACGGATGCCCAACCGAACTCGAAATCAAAACATTCGGCCTGCTCGCGAAATACGATGATGTCATTGGCGCGATCACTGCGCTTGGAAACGAGCGCCACAATTACCAGACCGTAGTGATCGATAGTCTCGATGCGCTCGAATCGCTGGTCTGGGACGCGACCTGCGTTGCACATAGTTGGAAGACCATAGAGAGTGCGGGGTACGGCCGCGGTTACGTCGAAGCCGATAAATTTTGGCAGGACTTGCTCGACGGCTTGGACTGGCTACGCCGCAACCGTGGGATGACCGTCGTCCTGATCGCGCACAGCGCTGTCGAGACGGTCAATGATCCACGCGCGCCATCCTACACTTCGTACCAACTGCGCTTGCACAAGCGTGGCCGGGCGCTGTTGCAGGATTGGGCCGACGGGATCGGATTCCTGAGCACCGAACTCGTCGTCCTGTCCGAGGATCAAGGGTTCAAGAAGCGCACCCGTGCCGACGGCGGCTCCGCTCGATATGTTCATTGGGAGGGCAAGTCGGCGTTCACTGCAAAAAATCGTTATGGATTGCCGGCCAAGATGCTGGTGCCGATGAACTTCGACTTCAACAAACAGTTGGCGCCGTATTTCCCCGTTACTTCCCCTATCACTTCCCCTGCCTCGTCCTCTGCCTCGTCCTCTGCTTCTCACTATTCAAATCCGACGCATGAACACGCCAGTCAATCTCACAGTCAATCTCACAGTCAATCTCACAGTCAATCTCACAGTAGCGGCGGCGGCGGCGATGCCGGCGTGAGCCATCGTACCCTGCACAATAGTGCTGGCGGCGCTGGTGCTGGCGCTACTGCTGGCGATGGCGACGGCGCTGCAAGCGACGACCAGCAATCGTGAAACCAAAACTATCGTCAACAATAGGAGGAACGAACTGAACGACAAACGAACTGAACGACAAACGAACTTAAATCCAAAACTGAAATCAATTAGGAGGAACTAAACATGACGGACTTCTCGGAAATGTTCGAGCCCTCGCAATACCAGGGAACGGTCTACGACCTGCTGCGGATCGGGATCTATCTGGCGCAGATCATCGAGGCTGAAATTACGATTCCGCAGTCGCAAGATGGTCAGGGCGTCAAGATAGTCTGGCAAATCATACAAGCAGGCGTTTACGAAAAACGCCTGGTTTATCACAACATAACGTTTCAACACTCCAATCCCCAGGCTCAGGAAATCGGACGTCACCAGCTCAAGGATTTATGCGCTGCTTGCGGCATCACCACAGGCATCTCCGGTCCCGATCCGCTCAAGTTTATCCCGTGCAAAATACGAGTGGGAATCAAGAAGGATAAAGACGGAATCTACGACGACAAAAATGTGGTGACCCGCGTCTGGCCGGCGAGCTACGAGCCTCCTATGCCACGCCGGGCGATGGCGTCTCCGGCAGCAAGACCGTCGCCTTCAGCAGCAAGACCTCCGGCAGCAAGACCTTCGGCGGCGCCGGCGTTGTCGTCGGTGGAAAAAATGATGAGGGAAGGCGTAAGTTTCACCGATTATCATCCGACGCCAATCGGCGGTACGTCATCGCCGCAAACAGCGCCACAAGCTGCCGCCAACGCTGCTAATGTTGCTCCACAAACTTTAGCTTCGTCTTCGACTGTTGACGACGAAGTCAGGGCGATGATCATAGCGCTTCACACGAAGTTCAGGCTGGATCCACAGGAAATATCCGAAGAACTAGCCAAGATCGGCATAAAGGTGCCGGCACTCGTGGTCAAGACTCTCCTTGTCGTGTGGGACAAGTACGACACAGGAGTAATTGCTGGAGGAGTAATTGCTGCTGGATCTAAAGCTAACGGCGGTACTTCACCTCAGGCTCCGCCCCAGCAAACTTCGTCACAGGCTCCGTCTCAGGCTCTGTTTCAGGCTCCGTTACAACCTTCTCCGGCTCAGATCCCGGCGCAGGCCGTACCCAGCGGTACGTCACATGGTGATGCGTCACATGGTGATGCGTCACATGGTGATGCGTCACATGGTGATGCGTCACATGGTGATGCGTCACATGGTGATGCGTCACATGGCGAGATGCCGCCGTGGCGTAAATAACTATTCGGCGGCAGCAGCGTGATCTCTTAGTTGCGCTGCTTGCCAACCGAATGAACCAGTCCAAAACGAACCAACCTAACCAGCCTAACCTGACCAGTCTTATTCTACCCAACTAGTCCAACGTAACCCAGTAAGCGTGGAGTGCCTGTGTCGTGTCGAGTAACAGCAACATAATATTGCGTTTCTATCAGTCTGCCGCGGTCGAGGCGATCGAAGCCCACTGGCGCGCCAATGGTGGTCCTGCGCTCATCGAGATGGCCACAGCGACCGGAAAGAGTCTGGTGATCGGTGAAATCATACGCCGCAGGCATGCCGCCAATCCCGAGTTTCGTTCTCTCATCGCAGTTCATGTCCAGGAACTCGTCGAACAGGACGTGAAGGCCCTGCTCGCGGTGTGGCCGGAGGCGCCCTACGGTATTTGCTGCGAAGGGCTGGGCTATCGCGATCACGACGCGCCGGTCATCATCGGCACAATTCAAACGCTGGCGCGTGACGCTGAGAAGCTCGGCCGGCGTGATCTGGTCATTGTCGATGAAGTACAACTTGTTCCCCGTGAGGGTGACGGCCAGTACTTGAGCCTCTTTAACGTTCTTCGCTCTCACACCCCCAGCCTACAACTCGCCGGTTTGAGCGCTACGCCCTATAGGCTCGACAGCGGCTATCTGCACAAGGGCAAGGGCGCGCTGTTCGAGAAGATAGTATTTTCTTATCGGATCACCGAGGGAATCAAAGACGGCTGGCTCTCACCGTTGCGCTCGAAGGCCACGTCCACACGCATCGACATCAGCGGGGTCGGCCTCCGTGGCAGGGAATTCATTCTCGGTGAACTCGAACGCGCTGCCAATGTTGCCGAGATCGTAGAAGGCGCGGTCGCTGAGATCGTCGAGCGAGGTACCAGCGGTGGCCCGGACCAGCGCCGCTGCTGGATCGCCTTCTGCGTAGGCATTGATCATGCCTATGCGGTACGTGATGCGATCCGCAGGCACGGAATCAGTTGTGAGACAGTGACTGCCGAGACGCCGGGCGATGTGCGGCGGGAAATCTTCAGCGCATTCCGTAATGGCTCGATCCGTTGCCTGACCGGCGTCAACATATTCTCGGTCGGCTTCGATATTCCACAGGTCGATCTGATCGCGTTGCTGCGGCCTACGTTGAGTCCCGGACTTCTCGTCCAGATGGTCGGCCGCGGCACCAGGCTCGCACCATCCAAAAATGATTGCTTGGTCCTGGATTTCGCTGGAAATATTCGCCGGCATGGTCCGGTGGATGATGTCAGCGTCAACGGCAGTCTCGGATTTGTGCCCAATTTCGTATCCACCATAACCTGCCCGCAATGCCAGGAGGAGAATTCCCAAGCAGCCCGTGCATGCGTGTGCTGCGGCCATGTGTTTGTAAGCGAGGCGAGCGAGATCAAGATATACGAGCCACGTATACGCCGGGCACGGCACGGAGCTGTTGCCGATGACGTAGAGGGGGAACTTGGATGTATACGATGAGCACAGCGATGAACGTAGCGATGAGCACAGCGATGAACGTAACTCGTGTACATTCCTTCGAATTCTTGATTCTGACTTAGGTTCTGTCTTAGGTTCTGTCTTAGGTTCTGTCTTAGGTTCTGTCTTAGGTTATGTCTTAGGTTATGTCTTAGGTTATGTCTTAGGTTATGTCTTAGGTTATGTCTTAGGTTATGTCTTAGGTTATGTCTTAGGTTATGTCTTAGGTTATGTCTTAGGTTATGTCTCGAATGACATTTTCTAGAATTCTTGATTCTGTCTTAGGTTTTGTCTTGGGTTCTGTCTTAGGTTCTGTTGTGCACCTGAAAGGCCGAATATCTAATGAGCGTAGCGATGTACATTCTCAGAATCTCTTCGTTCCAGCACTCGTTCCTTCACTCGTTCCAGCATTCGATCCAGCCTTCACGACGGGCTTGATCGGCATCACCAAACGATGCTATTTGCGGTCGATCGATGAGTTCGTGCGCCCTGGCGGCCAGGTAGGGAGGTCAGCTGGGTTGGCTACGCATGTCCACAACCAGACTCAGACTAAGAATCACAGAATCAACCATATTAGAATCATTAGAAAATTATAGAAATTATAGGAAATCTCATCGACCATTATCTATCGTTTTCTATCTTTCTCCCGAGCTTGTCGTCGATCACGGTTGTCGGATCAACGTCGTCGAGTTCGCTGCGGCAACCGAACTGACCTCAGCTTGGGGCTGGACTGGGTGTGGAAGTGTGCTCGGGATGCCGACCCTGGCCTGCGCACACTTCGAGATCGAGACTTCGAGATCGACACTTCGAGATCGACACTTCGAGATCGACACTTCGAGATCGACACTTCGAGATCGACACTTCGAGATCGACACTTCGAGATCGAC